TGGCATTAGTATCCCCAGGCGTAGAAGTAACCATCATTGACCAGAGTCAATACGCACCAGCAGCCTCTAATTCAGTACCACTTATCATTCTTGCAACTGCACAGAATAAGACAAATGCAGCAGGAACTGGTGTAGCAGTAGCTACCACTTCTGCCAACGCTAACAAATTAAACCTAATATCATCGCAGCGCGATCTGATCAATTTATATGGAAACCCATTCTTTAGCAAAACCACAGACGGAACTCCGGTTCAGGGATATGAGTTAAATGAATATGGATTACTTGCAGCATACTCGTTAATGGAAGTAACTAACCGTTGCTACGTATTGAGAGCGGATATTGATTTGAATAGCTTAGCCGGCTCAGTTGGTCGCCCATCTGGTGCACCAGCCAATGGAACTTACTGGTTAGACACTACTTCAAGTACATGGGGTATTTACGAATTCAACCAGGCCACTGGTAAATTTACCAACAAGGTGCCAACAGTAATCACTCTTGATGAGTCGATGTCAGGTGATGCTCCAAAAGAAAGTATAGGCAGTATAGGTGACTACGCAATCGACGCCAGATACGCCGACCTACCTGATCCATTGAATCAATCACAATATTTTTACAAGAATTCTTTTAACCAATGGATAAGATTGGGCGGCGACACATGGTTGAAGTCCATTGCTACTGCCACTGGCACCGGTGATATTCGACTGACCAGCGTTGGTGGTGATTTAAGCGAGTCACAACAATTAAACATTGAAGGCAGCACATTTGTTATAAATGTAAATGATGAATACAATGTTACTGTTACTGCTTCTGGTAGTACTGTAACTGATATCGCATTTGATATAAACAGCTTGGGATTGGATCACATCAGTGCTAGTGTAGATTCCAATAAATATCTAGTGATATATTCTTCTTCACCAGCTGAAGAATCATTTATTCAGTTTAGTGCACCAACATACGGTGGAACAACAGAAACAATACTAGACTACTTGGGTCTGAGTTCTACAACCAAATATTATCAACCTGACATAGCATACGGTACTTCAGCCGAAATGCCAATGTGGACAACTGGGCAGACTAGCCCACGCCCAACTGGCTCAGTGTGGATTAAAACAAGTGCAGCTGGAGCTGGAATTAACACGGTACTGGCACAGTATAGCAGCACTACACAGGCATTCATTCAGAAAACTGTAAAACTTTATCCAAGCATCACAAATGCGAACTATCAACTAGATGGCGCAGGCGGCAAGAATATTACTGCAGGAACTGTAGTTGGCGATTATTCAATGGCCATGGCTGTTCCAGGCAGTCCTATATACTTGTACGAGCGCACTACCAGTGGTCCTACAGTAGTAACTGGAACCATAGCTAATCCTACATTCTCTGTGGGAGACCAATTGGTAGTTAGAGTATCAACTGTTGGCTCGGCAGTGTTAAGTATTCCATACACTTTAGTAATTAACGGCACCACTGCTGCTGATTTCGTTACTGCATGGTCAGGTGCAAGTATTCCAAATACCACTGCAACAGTTACTGCAGCTGGCACTATACAGTTAACACACTCATTGGGTGGAGAGATCGTACTAAGTGTTCCTGGTAACAATTCTAGCCAAGCTGTATTAGAGGCAGCTGGATTTATATTGGGTGCAACCAAAGGAATCAGTCGTAGATATATAGCAAGTACTACTAATAGTGCAGCAGCACAAACAAGTGCCACTCGTCCTACTGGTGGATCAGCAGGCGCCGGCGCCACATTCAATATTTTCGCATCAGGTAAAACATACATGATTGATGGTGTTACTGCTGCAGGCACCGGTTATTCCGTAGGTGACTTGATAGTTATTTCAGGCGAGCAGCTGGGTGGAACCACTCCTACTAACAACTTAACATTGGTGGTAACAGAGTTGAGTTCGGCTGCAGTAGGTGGCGTTGGTCCAATCATGAACAGCAATGGCGTAATTGGTGTAGCATATGTTTCAGGAGCTCCTAATCTGGGTTATTACCTGGGTGCAAGTAATTGGAACAGAATAACATATATCGCCAACGAAGGTGCACCTTCTAATGCACCATTGAATAAAACCAATTGGTTCTATAGCGTGATCGATCAAATTGATATTATGATTCAAAAGCAGGGCGCTTGGATTGGATATCGCAACACTGCATATGATAGCCAAGGAAATCCAACTACATCTGGAATCAATACCACTGACAGTGCAGGTATAATACTTTCTACCGACGCACCCACTGTTCAGTCAGATGGTATCACTGCATTATCATATGGTGATTTGTGGTTAGATTCAAACGACCTAGAAAACTTCCCGGTGATTAGTCGTTGGCAGTTGGTTGACGGTGTAGATACTTGGGTAAAGATCGACAATACTGATCAAACTACCAATGACGGTATCTTATTCGCTGATGCTCGTTGGGGCAGTACTGGTGACATTGATCCGTCAAACGATCCTATTCCAAGCACCGCCAGTTTGCTTTCAAGCAACTATTTAGATTTGGATGCTCCTTTAGCAGGAATGTATCCTCAGGGTATGTTGTTGTTCAACACACGCCGTTCAGGTTACAATGTCAAGCAGTACAGAACCAATTACTTTACTGCAGCAAACTTCCCAGATCAATCGCTGCCTGTTAAAGCAGATGCGTGGGTATCTTCTAGTGGTTTAAAAACAGATGGAAGTCCTTACATGGGACGCAAAGCTCAGCGCAATTTAGTAACATTGGCAATGAAAGTGGCTATCTCTACTAACATGGCGATTCGTGAAGAAGATACATTCATGAACCTAATGGCGTGCCCAGGTTATCCTGAGTTACAGTCAGATATGATTGGATTAAACAATGCCAGAAACAACACAGCTTACATCATTGGTGACACTCCTCTGAGATTGTCTGACCAGGCTACTGCACTAGCTGCATGGGCCAAGAACACCAATAACGCAGTGTCATCGGGTGAAGACGGATTAGTAACCCGCGATGAGTACATGGGATTGTTCTATCCAAGTGGATTAGCTACAGAGCCAACAAACGGCACAAGCGTGGTAGTACCAGCAAGTCACATGATGCTACGTACATTCTTACGCAACGACAGAATAGCTTATCCATGGTTAGCTGCTGCAGGTACCCGCCGCGGCACCATTGACAATGCTACCAGCATTGGTTACATTGATGCATTGACTGGTGAATTCCAATCAGTAAAGAATCGTAACTCAATTCGTGATGTACTGTATACCAATCAAATCAATCCATTGGCATCATTCACTGGTATTGGCTTGCTGAACTATGGTAATAAAAACAGTAAGGACACAAGCAGTGCATTGGATCGCACAAACGTAGCTCGATTAGTGTGTTACATTCGTGAGAGATTACAATCAATTACTCGTCCGTTCATATTTGAACCCAACGACGCATTAACTCGCAGTCAGATATCAGCAGTAGTACAAACACTGTTTGTTGATCTAGTTAGCAAACGTGGCCTGTATGATTATCTGGTGGTGTGTGATACTTCTAACAATACTACTGCTAGAATTGATAGAAATGAGTTATACATTGACATTGCGATTGAACCAACAAAATCAGCAGAATTTATCTATATTCCGGTTCGCATTCTGAATACAGGTGGCATAGCAGCGTTATCTGGACAATAAAAATAATATGCCCCCTTAGCGGGGGTATTATTTAAGATAAATATAACATGAAAGATAATTTATTTACGATGATTGGATATTATGTTTACGCATATATGCGCTTGAATGGCACACCATATTATATTGGTAAAGGTTCAGGAAATCGTGCATGGGTAAAAGGCAAAGGTGAAGTGCGTCCACCAAAAGATGTATCCAGCATAATAATTTTAGAATCTGGCTTAACTGAAGTTGGCTCATTGGCGTTAGAACGAAGATACATTGAATGGTATGGTCGCAAAGATATTTGCACTGGGATTTTACGAAATAAAACAGACGGTGGTGACGGCGCCTCAGGCTTAAAAAGATCAGTGGAATCATCAATAGCCCAAAGCAAAAGACAACTTGGTAAAAAACTTAAGCGGCATTCTGAGCAAGCAAATATTTCTAAGAGCGAACGGCAAATTGGAAAAACACAGAGCATTGATCATATTGAATCTAGGGTAAAGCAACTTAGAAATATACCACTTACTGAAAAGCATCGCTTCTCTATTAGTATATCTAAGATTGGCAAAGCAAGATCAGATGAATCACGGATTAAACAACGCGATACTTTGACTGGCAAGAAAAGACCTAACCATTCGATTGCTATGACAGGTAAATCACGACCGGTGATTCAGTGTCCGCACTGTGAAAAAAAGGGTGGCATAAATAATATGTCAAGATGGCACTTTGAAAATTGCCGTAATAAAAATTTAATGGCCTTAGTGCCGCAAGGAGAATAAAATGGCAACAGCAAGTCAAAGTCTATTTAACATGACCGTAGGGGCGGATAATACAGCTAGTTCTCAAGGTCTGTTGATGCCCAAGCTACAATATCGTTTTAGAGCATTGTTTTTAAACTTTGGGGTAGGTGGTTCTACCCAAGAGTTAACCAAACAAGTAATGGATGTCACTCGTCCTTCAGTGAGTTTCTCTGAAATTCCAATTGACATCTACAACAGTAAAATGTATTTGGCAGGCAAACATGAATGGGCAGCTACTACTATCAACTTGCGTGATGACGCATCTGGTAGCGTAGCCAAATTGGTAGGTCAGCAATTGCAGAAACAGATGGACTTTGTTGAGCAAGCCAGTGCTGCTACAGGACAAGACTATAAGTTTCAGGTAAACTACGAAGTACTAGACGGTGGTAATGGTACATTAACACCCAACGTATTAGAAACATGGGAACTATATGGTTGTTTCTTGCAGTCAGTTAACTATAACACTTTAAACTACGGTTCAAGTGAAATGGCTACTATGCAGTTGGCAATTAGATTCGACAACGCAATCCAATCACCATTAAGTTCAGGTGTTGGCGTACAAGTTGGTCGTGCATTCGGTGGTACTACAGTAACTGGTATCGGCGGCGGAAGATAATTCTCAATGGCCGGATTTATCGAGAATCTATTAGGAGATTCAGTAGGTAGAACGTTGAGTGGAGTTGCCAAAGGGTTCTTTGGCAACGACTACCTGCGCGATTTTCAACATGCGTCAAAGACATTTAGAACTGACAGTTATTCATATAGTCCTAAATTTAAGTTTTTATTTCATGTATACTTTGATATAAACACCAATCTAATCGATCCCACTAACGCAGCATTTCCTGTTGACAAACAATTTGGATTGGCAGTAAAAACAATTCAATTACCAGCCTTCACGTTTGATACTCACACTATGAATCAGTACAATAGAAAGCGTATTGTACAAACTAAAATCAAGTATGATGACATCAACATTACGTTTCATGATGACAATGCCAACTTGATCAGACAACTATGGTATAACTATTACACTTACTATTATAAAGATGCCACTAAAGTGGGAATGGATTCCAGCCGTCAAGTGAGTCGTGGTCCAGAAAAAATAGATTACAATAAAAGAAATATATATGATTATGATATGGAATCAGTTGATTGGGGTTACATAGGCGAAAGCGCGGCAGATCAACGATCTCAGTTGGCTGGCTCATTGAGTATGAGTAAAGTGCCGTTTTTTAAATCAATCAGAATACATGGATTTAACCAGCACAATGTATCGATGTACACGTTGATAAATCCAATGATAACTGGTTTTAAGCATGACACCTACAGTTACAGTGAAGCAGGTGGTACAATGGAAAATAGCATGACCATTGGGTATGAAACTGTCAAGTATGCAGCAGGCGCGATTGATGGTCGAGATCCCAGCTTGGATGATTTTGCAAATCCTGCACACTATGATAAAACAGTGAGTCCTATAGCACGTGCCGGCGCCAATGGTACTATATTGGGGCAGGGCGGCCTAGTTGATGGAGTTGATTCAATTGTCAGTGACTTGGCCAGTGGCAACATTCTGGGTGCAGTTCAAACCGCAGGCAGAACAGCCAACACCTTTAAATCAGGTGGTTTACTCAATGCAGTAAAAGGTGATTTGTTGGGTGGAGTATCAGATGCAGCCAGAGGCACTCCCAATAGAAACAGTGCATTTAATTTCCCAGTGTATAACGGCACCAAATAAATACAACATACACTTGGGGTAATACAATGAGTAAAACACTAGACAGCGCACCAACAACCAGTAAGGACAGTGACACAAAACAATTTAACAAGCCTTTTGCCAACACCGTACCTATGGTTGCTGCTGAGTTGGACTTAGTTCGCAGTTACTTAATAGCGTTGAGTGCAGGCAATCTTATTACACTAAA